GGGCGAGCCACGGCTGGTCGAGTTGATGTACCACGACCACCCGGAGAAGGGGGCCGGGTCGCAGCACCGCATCGACGACGACGGGTCCGTCACCGGGTTCGCCGGGTCGCCGTTCGTGTGGACCCCGTGGCTGGCGGAGCAGGTGCGCCGCCGTGACCGGGTTGACCTCGCGCAGAACGTCTTCGCGGAGAGCGTCGGCAGCGGGGCCGCGTTCTTCCCGTCGCACATCGTCACGGCCCACCGCGACCGGCACGGGTCGGAGCCGCGCCGGTGCGAGGTCCGCCGCGACCGGCTGGTGCCGGAGCCGCAGGGCCGGTGGCGCGTGTGGGGGGAGCCGTCGCGCACGGCGGAGTACGTCGCCTTCATCGACCCGTCGCACGGCACGGGCAGCGCCAACAGCGCCGTCTGCGTCATGGACGCGCTGGCCCGCCGGGTGGTGGCGGAGTTCGTGGACCCCAACATCGCGACGTACGACCTCGCGCTGGAGGTGGCGAACGCCATGCGCCGGGTGTGGCGGGGCAAGCGGGCCACGCTGGTGGGGTGGGAGACCAACGGCCCGGGCGCGGCGTTGCAGCACGACTTCGACCGGGCGCAGTACCCCGCGATCTACCGCCAGCGGCAGACGGGGACGACCAGCGAGCGGGCCACGCGGCGTGTGGGGTGGACCAGCACCAAGCGTGCCAAGCGTGCGCTGCTGGGGGACTTGAGCCGTGCGATCGCGCAGGGCGAGGTGGAGATCCCCAGCATGGACTCGCTCGACGAGATGCTGGAGTACGTCATCCTCGACGACGGGAGCATCGAGGCCGGGTCTCGCCGTGACGAGACCAGCGGTGCGCGTGAGGCGCACGGTGACCGCGTGATTGCGCTGGCCGGGGCGTTGATGCTGTGCGCGGAGGTGGGTGGTCCGGTCGAGGACGAGCCGCAGTACAGCCCGGACACTTTGGGGTCAATCTTGCGTCACGATGACGTGATGCGCGAGTGGTGACGGTACGGTGGTGTGCATGGCGAAGAAGTCGGTCAAGTTGAGTGTCGGTCGCGGCGAGAAGTTGCCCGCGTCGCGTGGTGCCGGGTTGACGGCGAAGGGCCGCGCCAAGCACAACCGTGCGACGGGTAGCAACCTCAAGGCACCGACGAAGGACAAGGACAACCCGCGCCACAAGTCGTTCTGCGCCCGCAGTCGTTCGTGGACCGGCGAGCGTGGCAAGGCTGCCCGCCGAAGGTGGGGGTGCTGACATGGCGAAGCGTTCACTCGTCGCGAACATCAACCGTCGCAAGCGCCTTGGGACCTCGCGCCCCAAGTCGAAGTCAACCGTGAGCGCGAAGTCATACGCCGCCATGAAGCGCGGCTGGAAGGGTAAGTGATGCCGAAGGTCGGAAAGAAGAAGTTCCCGTACACCGCGAAGGGCAAGAAGGCCGCTGCGTCCTACGCGAAGAAGACTGGCAAGGCCGTGAAGAAGACGAAGGGCTACTGATGCACTTTGAGAGCGATCGCCCGTGAAGAAGAAGCGGAGCAAGCGGTGATCGCTGCTGTGCTGGCGATCATCGGTTTCCAGTTGCTGATGGTCTGCATGATCATCCGCGAGATGCGAAAGATTTGACGATGCCCCACGACTGGAAGGTCCACCACAAGACCCGGAACATCCACGTCGTGGAGATTGAAGGCGTTCGCCCGTCGGAGTTTGAGCATTGGGTGTTGCTGTCGAGCGACCGTCACCATGACTCGACCCACGCGGACTGGGATTTGGAGCGCAAGCACCTTGAGGAGGCCGTCGAGCGCAACGCTACGGTGCTGGACTGTGGTGACCTGTTCGACTGCATGGGTGGGCGTTGGGATCCTAGAAGTTCAAAAGGCGAGATCAGAGATGAATATGCGCTCGCCCCGGACTACCTCGATGCGATCGTGCGTGACGCTGCGCGGTTCTACGCGCCGTATGCGAAGCAGTTCGCGTGCATCGGGCGTGGCAACCATGAGACTGCGATCACCAAGCGCCATGAGGTGGACCTGACGGAGCGCCTGTGCGGTGCCATGTCGCAGATCAGCGGCGTCCCTGTGGTAGCGAGCGGGTACGGCGGGTGGGTGGTGTTCCGTGCGCGGGTGTGGGGTACGACGGAGGTGAACCTCCGGCTACGTTGGTTCCACGGCAGTGGGGGTGGTGGCCCGATGAGCCACGGGGTGTTGACGACCCGCCGGATGGCGTCGTGGCTTCCTGACGCTGACGTGGTGGTGAGCGGCCATACGCACGATCACTGGCACGTCAAGTTGATGAGGGAGCGGCTGGTCACTACCAAGGGTGACTACCGGATTGGTCTCACGGAGCAGCACCATGTCCGCACCCCCTCCTACAAGCAGGAGTGGAACGACGGCTGGGGTGGATGGCACGTCGAGACCGGGAAGCCGCCGAAGCCGCAGGGTGCCATGTGGATGAAGTTGACGATGGCCGACACCAAGCACGATGGGATGCGGCTGATCGCGACGTTCACGGAGGCGAACTAAATCCATGTTGCGGCACGGGTCCGTGGCGTGTCGTTTGTAGAGTGATTCGGCCCAAGACGGGCGACCGCAAGCCGACGGGATCGGCGCAAGGAATGCGATGAAGAAGAAGACCGGATCGAAGAGTCGGATGACGAAGAAGGTTGCTGGCAAGCGTGGTGTCATCGCGACGGCCAAGCGCACCGGCAGCAGCAAGGCCATGAAGGCGACCCGCGCTGAGGCGCTGACCGGCGGCGGTGCGCTTGGTGGCGGCCAAGGCGGCGGCCAGTTGCCCGGTGGTGGGGGCGGCAAGAAGTGATCGTCCGCGTCGGAGCCAACTACTTTCCCGTGGATGCGATCGACCGCATCTACGACCGTGGTGACCGCTTGGTCGTGTGGGCGAGCGGCATGACGTATGAGGTCGCTGGTTCCGAACGCGATGCGGTGCTTGACCAGTTGAAACTCCTCATGCCGCGTGAGCATGTGGATGAGTCCAGAGAGTTTGCGCCCGTAAAGGGCAGGAGGAAGTCGTGATGTACGGCAAGAAGAGTGGTGGATGCGCGTCGAGCCGCCGTGGCAAGAACGGTGGCCGTGACGGTGCGAAGGGTGGCGGTTACGGCGGCGGCAAGGGTGGCGGCAAGAACGGCCCGAAGGGGAAGAAGCGATGATGAAGTTCGATCTGGCTTCTCTGGTGCGCGAGATCGAGAGCGCGGAATCGTTCCGCGACACTCATCTTGTGGAGTGGAAGAGCCTGATCGAGCGTTTCCACGGGCCGTCCTACCGCGAGTCGCGGGAGCAAATGGACGACCCGGAGAACTTCATCCTTGAGTACATCGCCCTGTTGCTGCCCCGGATCGTGCATGACAACCCGACGGTGCGCGTGAAGAGCGCGAGGCCGGTCAGCCAGTCGGAGGCTGCCGGGGTGTTGCAGATCGGGATCAACCGGTGGTGCAAGATGGTCGGCGTGCGGAACACCCTTGAGCGGATTGCGACGGACATGCTGCTGGCCTACGGGGTGGCGCTTACCGTGAACGAGCCGCGCAAGGGCTATGTGACGAGCCTGACTGAGGATCCGTACCTGCCCCGCGTGTACCGGATCAGCCCGGATCGGTTCTTCGTTGACCCTGCTGCAACGCACTTGGACGAGGCCCGGTACATGGGCCACTGCTGGATCACCGATCGGGACGACCTGCTGGCAAGTGCCGAGTCTGACAAGACTTGGGACATTGACGTGATCGAGCGTGTTGCCGCCAACACCGGGGTCAGCGATGTCCGTGACGACACCGACATCGACCGCAACATCCCCGACCGCAAGGAGTTGGTGGTGTACGAGGTGTGGGTGCCTGAACTGCACGACGAGGCTGCGGAGTTGATCGACGCCGTGACGGATCGTGCGATGTTCAACGGCACGATCTACACGGTGGTGAAGGGTCAGGCCGAGAGCGGCAAGAAGGCGAACATGGGTATGGCGCGTGCGCCGCGTCCGTACTACGGGCCGAGGACCGGGCCGTATACGGTATTCGGTGTGTATACGGTGCCTGAAGATCCGTACCCGCTGTCTCCGATCATGGCTCTGATGCCGCAGATCGACGACGTGAACATGCACCTTCGGAACATGCGGTACAGCGCCAGCGCGTACAAGCGCCTGCTGGCGGTGGACGCACGCAACGCCAAGATGGCGCAGGACATCCGCGACCGCGAGG